TCACCCATCCAACGCGAACCAATCTTCAGACGTCTCCTGAATAGCGCGTTCGTCCTCTGGGCCGACGCCAATGTATGGCCGGGGCGTCAGCGTCACCGATTGCACAAATACCGCACCGCGCTTGTTCCCAGCGGGGCCTTTCGCTGCCTTGCCGAGCGGGATGCGTAGGGGCGAACCTTCGATCGTCGCGCCGAACTGCTGGGCAGCGGCGTAGACCTTGTTTGGGCCGATGCGAAGCGACCAGCCCTCTACCTGACGGGTCACTGAATCCTTTAGCTCGCCAGAAACGCGAAGGATCGGGGTCGCAGAACCCCGGATCATGACGGTCAGAGGCTTCAGCGGAGCCCACTTCGAACCATCCGGGGCAGTCTGGCTGTCGAAGCGGTCGGCCGTCGTCGCGAGCAAGGCATCTCCGATGTTTTTCAGCAGGCCAGGCGCGATTGTTTCGATCTTGCCCGTCAGCTTCTCAAATTGCAGGAAGCCGGGGCTGTCCGGATCGAATTTGATGGTGATCGGAATGATCATGAGGCGGCCCCGGCCAGCTTCCGCCGATAGAGCATCGCGCCGTGGCGCAGCCAGGCGGCCTGACGTTCAGGGTCAGCGCCGTCCCCCGATGCAGCAAACAGGTTTTCAGCCTCCCAGCCGTTCTGCCCCCATGTGAATACGGCGACAGATGACCTGTCGCCATCGTACCGAATGTATCGGCGACGAAGCACGGGTCGGCTTGTCCGCTCATCCGTTTCCCAGTCCACCCAGATTTCGTCTGGGTCTTTCAGGGCTTCGGCCGCGCGCAGATAGTCGCCGCCAACGGTGCGCTTGATGGCCTTGCCGAGGCCGTCGGACGCCTGAAACATCGCCTCGCTGATGACGACGGCGCCACCGGCTTCGTCACGATAGACGGAAGCACCGTTTTCGCCCCTGCCCGCCCCGAACATGCCCAGCACGGCGTCAACGTAAGTCCCGATCGCCGAACCGGCGGGCAGGTCGCGCACTGCGCTCGCCCGGCCATAATCGCTGAGCGGCGGCAGGGAAACGTCTGGAGCAGCCTCTCCGGCGGCTGGCAGCGGCCGTTGAAGCTCGGGGGGCACAAGCCCGCGCTCCCAGCTGTCGCCAGGCATGTGATCCCACCCGAAATCGATTCCGGATGGCACCATGACCGTCTCGCCGGTCTTCGGATCAACCACGCCATGCAGGTTCAGCGGCGGCGCATCGTCGATCATGGAGGCTTTGCCGCGCTTTTCCTGCTCGCGGGTCGCTTCGCGCCTGGAAAGCGGGCGGATACCGCAGGAACACAGCCAGCCATTCGGCGGAAAATGTGTCTTCCACCATGGATCATCATGCAGAAGGACAAGTCCGTCCCAGTCTGCATGCTCTTCGCGGGGTTTCAGCGGCTGGCGAAGGTCGGCATGGCGATACATCCAGTATGGCCGGAGCGCCAACACGTCCGGATCGCGCAGCTGCTTCAGCCGGCCGGCCATTCTGGAGGTGCGGATATTGGTCTCGTAGATGACGCGTGTCCGCCAGGCAGTGTTGTTCTCGCCTGCCCCGCCAATCCAGCCGTGCTTCGCAACCGTCCTGTCAAAGTCCTTCCGGAACTCTTCCAGCGTGGTGCCTCTGGCAATCGCCTTGTCGATCGCTGCGCGCAGCTCTGTAAGAACGGCCTCCTTTTCCACGCCAGCGACGACAAAGGCGCGATCATGGGCATTGCCGGTCAGCTCGCGCCACGATTTGGACGGTAGCGAAACCTTCTGCCGGAAGAAATCGGCCTGCTCTTTGAAAACGACGTTGAAATCGTCAGCGAAGCTGCGGGGATCGTCCGTCATGGCGCATCGCCGTCGCCGATATCGTCGATGACCGACGCACGGCCTTGCAGATCCGCGAGCGCGAAGGCGTCACCAAGCAATGCGCCCAGCTCTGCGGTGTCCAGGTCAGGGTAGATTTCCAGAAGTGCGTCCGGCAGATCGGCCAGGCTCCCGCCCCTGGCGATCAGATCATCCATGGCCTCACGGATGCGCTCGATCCACGCCGCCCGCATCGGGGCCGAGGCGTCAATCAGCTGGTCGAGCAATGGCCGCTGATCTGGCCCTGCGAATGATGGTGAACCGGCATTGGGCTTGCTCCCGGAAGGCGGCGGAACCGGCGTGCAGACGACAATCGGCCGCTCCATGATTTCCGTCAGCGCCTCGGCCATGTTCTCCGGCGCGAAACCGTTCGATTGCATCTTGAACAGGGTGTTGATGTCGGCGGCGCGCCGTTGCGCCCGAGCCGTCTTCGCTTCCTCTTCGGCCTTCACGTTGGATGGACGAAGCCGCTGGATCGACGGCGGATGCGCATCAGGAATATTGTATTCGCAAATCCACCGGACAACGGAATCCTGCAACGTGGCGCTGACCAGATCAGCATCGCCATCGATCAGCTCATCTTTGGTGTCGCGGTGCACCTCAGCCGCCGCCCGCGATCCATTGCCGCCGACGTTGGTGGTCAGCGTCTCGCCCAGAACTGTTTCAGCAGTCTGCTCGTCCCAATAACGGCACCACGATTCGTGCGTCAGGGTGCCAGACAGGGCCGCCTGCGCGAACATGACTTCGGTGCCAGCCGGCACCGCCATGGCGCCGCCTGCGATGGCACCGGCCAGGGCATCCAGCAACCGGTTCTGGTCAGCGGGCAACGTGCCAACAGGATACTTGGCGACGGGCAGAGGCATGGCAAAGCGCTCCAGCGCCTTCAGCCAGAACGCCACGCCCTCACGCTTGAACAAGGTATGCCAGAACAGGATGCGGCCGAGGCCAAAGCCGTAAGGATCGGAGGCATCGTCCTGGTCGAAGCGGTGCACGATAGCCTTCCGCTCCGGCCACGGCTCGCCATCGAGCATGTGTTGCCGCGTCAGCAGGCGCGGCTTCCAGTCGATGTCAAAAACCACGCGGGTCTGATCGATCTTCTGGATTTTGGTCGGGACGATCTCGAAGCCGTCGCGATCCCACACTGTATCCTGGACAGAAAACCCCATCAGGGTGGCGTCCAGCATGTTGAGCGTGATCTGATCGAACGGCAGGCGGGTGAAAATGCGGTCAACCAGCTCGGCCGCGCGCATGTCCACCGCTTCTTCCGACGCGGCCTTCACGGTCCATTCGCGGGCGATCAGGGCGCGCTTGCGCTTCTGCAGCGTGGTGAAGGCCCGGCCATCGCGCAGCACCTCCCGGTACAGTTCAATGCCCTTGCCGCGCTGGATCAGAACATCATCGGTCGGGCGCAAGGCGCCCGAATAATGCGGGATGTTGATGTCGTTGCGTGCATGGGCAAACAGCGCGCGACTGGCGGCCGGCAGATTCTTGCGCGGCTCCTGAGCTTCGGCCATGTTCACGACGGCTTTGCGCCGGGGCTTTTTGCTCATAGCCGGTATCCCTGCATGATGGTGCGGGCTGGCGCGGCATTGCGACCGCCCAAGATGGCGTCAGGGCGCAGGCCGCCTGCCCCATGCGTGATAGCAAGCGACCAGAGCATTTCAAGGCAGTCGGGGCCGTCGTCGTGGGCAGCGTTCGGCCACTGTTGCAGCTGCTCGCGCAGGGTTGTCTGCGAGATATGCAGGCGGATCAGACCGCTGGCGAGCTGGGGTTGTAGCCGCTCGATACGCAGATGCTTGTCTGCGATCGGCATGATGGGCATGGCAGGCAGCGGAACGCCCTGCTTGGCGGCCCTGACCATGATTTCGGTGCGCAGGAACTCCTGAAACTGGACGCTCTCCACGCCCCAGAGCACGCAATTCCATTCGCGCTGCATGGCGATGACGTCTTCGCAGATGACGTCCGGCAGGCGCTTGCGAATGGAAGCCTCAACCACGTCGAGCACGCCCGTCGAACGGTCGAATCCGCCGACAAGGATGGCGCTCGGGTCCCGGCTCTTGCCATGCTTGCCCAGCGACGGGTCCACGGCCCCGAAAAACATCCAGTTCTGGAGCTTCTGCGCCCAGAAGATGATGTTTTTGAAGGGGGAGCCATCGGCTACCGGGTCGTTCTGGTCTTCTGACAGGAAGCTGTCCTCGCTGGTCGCCCGTTTGTACATGAGCGAGACAAGCGATTTGACGGCCGGCCAGAACAGGACAGCGCCAGCGTCCATGGCGGCGCGATTGGTCTCATAGAACGCCTTCGCGACATCCTCGCCATCGTTCAAAGCGATTTCCGTGAACGCATCCCATGCCGCCATGTCCTCGGGGAAGGTCATGATGGCGCGCCAGGTGTGCAGCTCCCAGCCAGCGCGGTTGCCCAGGCGGCGCAACACGGCGTCGTAGTGCAGCAATGTGCCGACGATGATCAGGTCCAACGATCCGTCCGCCGGCCCCAGCGGTTCGACCGCCTTCAGCACCCACGATTCCAGCTTGCTCCGGAACTCGGGGCTGCGGACGTTCTCGTCATTCTCGATATCGTCGAGGATGACCAGGTCGGGACGGTGCGGACCATGGCGGCGACCGCGCACCTTCTGGCGGCTGCCGACAGCCTGGAAGCGCACGCCGTTACGGGTGACCATTTCGCCTTCGCGCCACGTGCGACCCTCGCCGCAGCACTCCGGAAAGTCCATCTGCAGGCGCGGATTGTCCTCCAGCTCGACCTTGATGGCCTCCAGCATCAGCGCCGCCTGTTCATAGGCGTCCATGCCGATGATGATGAACTTCTTCTGGCCGGTGATCGCCGCATACAGCGTGCCGATCTGCGTCAGCATGGTCGATTTGGCCGAACCGCGCGGCGCCATCTCGACCAGGCGCGCGCCGCGGCGACCGGGTTTGCTGTCGGCAAGAATCTGCGGGAACCGTTCGAACAGGTGGAGGTGAAGCAGGTTCGGCGCCGACTTGATGTAGTGCGGGAAATAGGTCTCAACGAAAAACCTGTATCCGGTGACGGGATCGCGCACCTTCGCGATCCGTTGGCGACGCGCCGCATCGTCAGCCGGGAATCCGTCAACCTCGGCTTCGATCTTCCGGCGCAACTGATCCTGAAGGCCGGTCACGGCCTCGCGGAAGGCTGTCGGCGTCAGGCGCGTGACAGTGCTCATGATCCATACGCCTCCGACAGGTGGACGCTGAACGGCTCCAGCATTTCAACGAAGGCGTTGACGACGTCGCCGCTGTAATTCTCGCGCACGAACTCGGCCTGGCGCTTCAGGACGTCCATGGCGACACCGAGCTGCGAGGTTTTCGGTGCGATCCGGCCCGACGAAGACACCATCTTGTTAAGAGCGTCGGCCAGGCTGGCCATCAGCTTCACGCGTTCGGCCGGCGCCACATCCGGATCGCCCTTCAGGGCGTCGATCGTCGATTGGTACAGCACCATGAAATCTTCCAGCGCCGCGCCAACCAGCATCTCCATACCCTCGCCGGCCAGCGTGCTCGCGGCGCGGCTGACATCCCAGTCGTCGCCGCGCTCCTTTGCATCGCGTTTCCAGCGCCGCAGGGTCGGTTCCGATACCGTCAGAGCGATGGCGATTGTGGGCAGGCTCTGACGCTGGTTGACATAGAGCTTCCGGGCATTGCGCCGGATGACGTCGTCATGGGCCATGGTCAATCCGTGGAGAAAGGCCCCTTCACGCGGGCGAGCTTCTGGCGACCAGCGACGTGGTTCAGGCCGTCGCGGGTAATCTGGGCGAGCAACCGGGCGTGCGTCTGGAACATCTGCACCGCCTGCACCTGCACAAGATCGTTCAGCAGCTGCTCAACCGCTGCATCCGACTTGCGGTGGCCCCAATCCCCCAGAGCTGTCACCAGCTGTTCAACGCTCATGGCGCCGCCAGTCTGTTTCGACAGTTCGTTGAGGATCGCCAGGCGGGCGTCTTCCAGGTCTTTTTCCGCGTAGGTCAATGGACGCATGCTCATGCCGATCCACTCCGGTTAGATGATGCGATCAGCCATTCGTCGACCCGCTCCATGACACGGTGCAGGGACTGTACGGACGCCTGAACGGCTTTCAGATCGCCGCCGACTTCGCCAACGCGGTCAGCCATGGCGCGGAAATCATCCGCTGACGGCAGGTGTTGCACTTCAACGACGACTTCATGGAGCTTTCGCTCCGCCGCAAGGAGACGAAGGTCCATCTCCTGCAAGCGACGGTTGATGTTGACGCCGTCGCCGGTAACGGCGCGGCGGATACTTCCGATCAGGATTCCCGCCATCCCGGCGACAATGCCGAAGAACAGGAGGGCGCCACCGTCGAGTTGCACCGGGATCATGCATGGTCATCCGGGATTTGAATTGCCGATGGCTGAAGCCGGCCATCCTTTACGGCCCGCATTTCCGCGATCATCCGGCGCATCTGGTTCCTGAGCAGGTCAACGCTCGTGGTCAGATCGCCCAGTTGCTCACGGAGGGCGGCGTTCTCAGCGAGCAGCTGGCGCACCTGCTCCCGGAGGGAGCCTTCAGAGGCCGTCAGGCTTTCAATCGCCTTGATGAGCCTGTCCTGAAATTCGGTCGCCTGCTGCTCGCGCCGGCCGGCGGCGAAGATGGTGGCGCCACGGGCGATCAGGATGAATGCCAGCGCCAGCGCCAGCATCACCGCGACGATGATGGCGCCGGCCGGCCCGGTCGCCTCAATCACCCGTGACAGGAAGGCTGCAACTTCAGCCATCAGCCGATGCGATCTGGTTCAGCCGCGCGGCGACCATCTCGGCGATCATGTCGTCACTCAGCTTGAAATGCTTGATGGCGTCAGGAACGGCGTTGACCACATAGGAAAGACCGTCAGAAATGACCTTCGATTTCACGTCGACAATCAAGGGGCCAGTGGCGGCGTCGATCCGCTCCAGAGCCGCGTGAACGCCAGTCATGATCGCAGCCTGCAATGCATCGCGCTGGCGCTGGTCGATGGACACGCCGAACCATTTGTTCACGCGGACGCTCAGGAAGCCGATGGCAACGGCGACGACGGCGCCGATGGTCGCGGTAATCCCCGACAACACCATGTCGGTGACGGGCGTGAGGTTGACGGTGGTCACGTCGGCCCCGGCAAGCGGGAGCGGACAGGTCGCGGCATTGGCAAACGCCAATGGCAGGGCGACCGACAGCACGATCGCTACGCACAAGAGTGCAAAACCAAGAATACGGCGCATGAAAGCCTCCGGGGGCAGGTCAGGCCGCGATGACGGCGGCGCGGAAAAGGTCGCCAACCGCCTTGGCGCCAGCGACGGACGGGTCCCATGGCAAGCGCGCAATGTCCCATTTGCCGCGTTGGACAATGCCCAACGTGCCCTGAACTTCCGCGTGGCTGAGAACAGTCTTCGGCGACACCGTGATCCGGTAGCGACGGCAAAGGACGGCGACGGCGCGCGCCGCCAGGTCCCACTGGGCGCGGGTGATGGGGTAGCGCCCGGGACTGAATGGCTGCTCGACAGCTCCGGCCATGCCGCAGATTGCGATGCCAATGGAGCCTGAGTTGCAGTTGAGGGTGTGGGGAGCGTACCGCGCCTTCAGGCCACGGGCGTCGTTCTGATCAATCGACCGCAGGCCGCGAACCAGCTTCGGGCTGGCGTCAATCAGGACGTGATAGTGGTCGCGGTCGTTTTCGGACGCCGTGCCGGTTCCCGCCGTCCAGTGCAGGATGACGCGCAGCATCTGCGCATCTGGCAACCAGTCAGCCGGGATGGTGTCGTTGGCCGGCTTTGCGATCTTGGCCGCGACAGCGCGGTCCAGAGCTTCAAGCGTGCGGGCGCCCGGCAGGATGGGATCGCCTTCCAGCCCAGATTTGACCTGGAACTGTTTCAGCGCTGACAGCGTATAGCCGCCAAAATCGTTGTCGATGTTTCGGGTGTAGAGACCGATCGCCTGGAGCGATCGTTGCAAGTCTTCGACGTCCATGAGCCGGCTCCGGTTGACAGGAGCCGATCATGTCGGGGCGCACAGAGGCCCGTCAGGTGAACATGACGGGGGGCGTCACTCGCCGGTGAAATCGAAGATCGTGATCTGACGGGAATCCAGCGGACGCCGCATGGCCTTCGGGCGGGGCGTCGTGCGGAGTAACTTATAGATGTGGCGCTCTGTCAAGCCGAGCGTCCTGGCGATCTCGGCAGTGCGCATGCCCTCCTTCGCCAGTTCACCGGCCAACCTGTGTCGCGCCGCTGCCGTCAGCATTTCCTTCGGAACGGCCACAACCTCGCCGCCGAAGTTACGGCACAGGGCGACGGCGAGGTCATGGCCGATTACTGTCAGGGGATGATCGTCACGCAACGTCGCCGGGACATAAACTTCCGTGCCGCCGAAGGCGGCGACCAGCGCCCGCGCCGCGTCCACGCCAAGGTGCTCGGCCACGGGCCTGATGCTCTCCGCAAGGTCGGGGATTTTGACAAACATGCTGGTCATGGCCTGCATACCTCGGCAGGGAGCCGATGGCTCCACCTGCCCGTCCGGATGGTTCACGCGGCGGATTTCCGGGTGTTCGGTTTCATCGCCGCACGGATACGGCGGCCGAGCATGCGGGACACGCCATCCAGCTCGACCGCAGTCAGGCTGGGATCGTCCACCCGACGCAGGTCCCGGCCGATATGAGTTTCAATGACGGTTTGCAGGCCGCCGCCGCCCGCAGCGAACACGACGCCTATGGCCTGAAGCCGCGCCCACTGGGCGCGGATGACGGCCAGCTTGCGCTCTTCCAGCGAGGCGCTGGCCTTGCCAGGCCATTCCACGTCCGCCGTCCTGGCCAGCCAGGCCTTCAGGGCTTCGATCACGGCCGTCGCCGTTTTCGGATCGGTGAGCCAGACCGTGCGCTGGATGTTCGTCTGGCGCTCGACAAACGCGCAGCAAGCCGCATCCGTCCTGTCCTGAACAACGCCAAGATTGTAACCGGCGATCCAGAGCGCCCGGATGATCGGGCCATATTTCCCCGTCATCGGCACGGCGCGCGCATGGGCTGCGGTGCGCGGAGCCATGCCGCGCAGCTGGTCAATCAGCCGCCCAGCCTGCGCCGCCGTCAGTTCCTTCGAGCTGCTGACGCCATGGCTGGCGAGAAGGTCGCGGTAGGCGCCATCGCCGATGGCGGCCTGCCCTTTCAGGACGTGGATGGCGCGGATCTGCGCTGGCTGGATTATCTGGCGGACATGACTGTTCATCTATCGTCCCCATAGGTGAGAAGCCCGGCAGGCTTCGGCAACGCAGGTTGTGCGTTGCTGCTCTTCCTCTGCTTCTGGGCCTTTTTCTTCGCTGCATCCTGCTCGTGCTGGATGTCCCTCAGGTCGCTGATGAGGTGGCCAAGCTGCATGGGATCATCGACCGATAAGGTGATGACCAGGGTGGACGCTCCGCTGGAGCTGGTGGTGGAGCGAAAGGATTTCAGAGACGCCTCTTCCGGGCGCCAGAAGATACTGGTCATGCCCTGCCCTCCGCAGCGGCCACCGGAAGCGGCATCCAGAACGCTGGCGGGCTGCTGAACGGATGGCCGTAGGTGTTGCACCAGCCCAGATCGCCCTTCCATTTCCCCAGCTCGACGTGCTCGGACACCCAGCTGAAGGGTTTCCAGATCAACAGAAGGCGGGTGCCATCCTTGGGGGCGGTTTCAATCGGCCGCCGGCTGGTGATTTGCAGCGCCTGGTAGTTCGTCTTCAGGCCCTTCAGGGCGGCGCGGTATCCCGACAGCCATTCAGCTGACCGGGCTTCGTGGGCGGCGACGGCCTCCGCGTTGGCGAGGCCGACCGTGATCAGGTCAAGAGCGTCCGTCATCACGCCATCCCCAATGCCTGCAGGTACAGTTCAAGGATCGCGTCCTCTTCCTGCCGTTCTGCCTGATCCTTTTTCCGGATGCGGAGGATGTGGCGCACCGCCTTGGAATCGAAGCCCCGCCCCTTCAGCTCGGCGAACACCTCTTTGATATCGCCAGCAATGCCGGCTTTTTCCTCTTCCAATCGCTCCAGCCGCTCGATGAACTGCTTCAGCTCGTCTGCGGCGACGCCCGTATCGGCAACGTCTGCCATCGCTGGATTGCTCATGATTTCCGGTCTCCGGATGCTCTGGTGTCGTAGACGCGGAGGCAGTGCTCCGGGCAGTACGACGAACCGGGTTTCACCGTGGCGCCGCAGACGTGGCGGTCGCCGAATGCGTCGGGCCGGTGTTTCTCCCGCCCCGACCGGACTGGCTCGGGCGTCGGCACGAACCAGCGGCAGTGGCTGCGGCGCGCAGCCAGGAGCGGGATGCTCATGTCACCCCGTCCTCATGGATGATCTCGCAGTCAGAGGCGGGCACAGCGAACACCAGGCCATCGTCTGTCAGGATGCGGACATGGCTGTCGGAGGTCGCGCCAGTCACAGTGGCGCGGAAGGTCATGTCGCCCCGCTCCCAGTCGAACGTGCTGACCTTGACCGGCGAGCCTTTCGGGATGCGCCGCGCCAGTGGAACGACCGGCGCCCGGTGACGCTCGGAGGAAGACTTGACCGTGGGCTGATAAGGCGTCGTCATTGGCTTCCTCCCTCACGCCGCTGCAAGGTTGATGGTCACGGCCTCCCAGGACGCACCTTCGTCATCGCGCCGGTAGAACCTCACGTATTGCTTGGTGCCGACGACGCGGATGGCGTCACGGATGGCTTCCATGGCCCGCGCCCAACGCGGATCGTCGATTTCGAGCCGCAGAAGGCTGAACAGCTCGGCGCGGTTGATCTGCTGGCGCTCGACGTTGAAAACGCGGTTGACCAGCGCCCGCAGTTCCGGGCGGCTTTCCGCACCCCATTCAACAAGGCACTCGTCCACCAGCTTCTTGGCGGCCTGTAGCTCAGGGCCGAAGTCGAGCTGGTCAGCGATCTGCACCTGAATTTTCAGGGTGCCGTCGAAGCTCATGAAGGTGACGTTGCCCTTCGGCCCACCAGCACGGGCGCCGTAGTTCTGTTCCAGCAGGCTCTGGAAGGCCGCCAGATCAGCGAAGGTGTGACCCTTGAACCGGCGGATGCGCGCTGACAATTCGTCGGCGTGGCCAAACACGTTGCGGACCATTTCATCTTCCAGCAGGTGCTGGGGCTTCACGGTCGAAACCGGCTGGAGCGCGCCCCTGGCGTCGCGCATGTATGTCTTGCCGTCGATCTCGACAGCGCCGGGCCGCCCGGCGTCGATCTGTTCGTTCATTTCAGGAATCCTTCTGGGGCAGGTCGCGCACGGGCAAAACGACCAGGTTGCTGCCGGGCTGCGCTGCGAGGTGGCGCAGGTCGATGGTGTCGGCGGCCGGGCCAGCGGACTGCTCCAGCTGACCGACACGACCGCGAATTTCGTGGATGGCGCCGGCGATATGCCTGCGCATGCCGGGATTGATGTGCATCCAGCCCTCACCCCCCGCGAACAGGCCGTGGATGATGTCCAGAACCTGCGTCAGGTTGGTCGGCTGGGTGTCAGAAAGCGCCGTCATCGTGCTTCCTCCGCTCAGGGTTGAACTGGCACTGCCGGCATGCCTGCCAGTGCCGGGCTTCGGCACGGCGCGACGTCGGCAATGGACGGGTGCGAAAATCACGGCAGGCGCTGGCCGCGATGTCAGAGCCAAGAAACGGGCAGTGCTGCTGGCCGCCGAAGGCCTCGACGATCTGGGCGCGCAGACGCCGGGTGTCGCCAGGATATTTGCGGGCCAACACCAGGGAGATGCTGGGCCGTTTGTACCCAAGCCGCCGCGCCACAGCGGCGATGGAGCCAGCCTCGGATATGGCCTGCTGAAGGATCGCCATGGCGGCGTCGTCGAGTTGCGGATAGGCCATCATGACGCGGCCTCGCGCCGGATATCCTCGCCGGTGTTGTGGTCGCGGATATTGATGCGGCCGATCACGGATGGCGCCACCGGCCCGGTGTCTTTCGTCAGCGTCCAGACGATCCGGCCGCGCGACAGGGGCGACACGCCAGGAGCACGCTCGGCCCGTTCAGAGAGGTATCCAACATCCGCCAGCCGCCGGAAAAAGATGCTGAGGCGATCTTCCGGAGCCTTGTCCGTCTCCAACGCGGCGAGCATCGCGATTTCGGGCACGGTGAACCGCTTGCGGATGCGCATGGCGTTCCATGCCCGCTGGGTGAACGAATTGTGCCTGTAGGGTCCATTCCGTGGCGAGCGCGTCACGCCAACCTTGATCGCCCTGCCCTCGGCGAGAAACACCTTGCCCTCATGGGCAAGGGCGAAGTGCCCCGGGCGAATACGGACAATGAGGCCGCGCCCGACGAGCTTGCTGGTTGCGTGGACGATCGCCGCCCGCTTGATGGGCAGATGAGCAACCAGCGCATCCAGAGTGGTTTCGCCGTTGCCGATAGCGCCGAGGATGGCGACCTGATGGGAATCGTTGACGGCCATCACACCGCCTCCGGAACGTGAATGGCCTGGCCAGTGCGGCGATCATGGATCAGCACCTGACGCGCCATGGCCGCGAGCTTCACCGGGTTTTCGGCCGTCGCGCCGTTGCGCTTGCCGAACCGCTCGACCGACGCGATGGCTTCAAGGATTTCGCGGTTGTAGCCATCGGTGGCGCGCAGGATGAAAGCGACCAGATCATCGGCAACCGGCACTTCGCACAGGCCGTCCACCATCCGCCGCACGTCCGCCAGGCTGGCTTTCTCAAACTTGACGTACTGGCTGATGCGCGACGCCACCTGCGGGAACCGCGTCAGGTTGGTGCGAATGCGCCCCATCCCCACCAGGATGAAGGGAATGTCGCCGATATCGCTGAAGTCGCGGATGCTTTCGATAATCTCAGCAGAGCGCGAGATATGGTCAGCCTCGTCGATCACGACGCCAAACTGACGCGAAGCCATCGCGGCCGAAGACTGGCGCTGCATCAGCGCTTCCATTGCGAGGCCGAAGCCTTTCTGGAAGGAATGCGGGGCCGGAATACGAAACTCCGCCAGCAGATCGCGCATGAACCACGACGGGGTCCATTCCTTCTTCGCCCGCAGATACAGGGCGCCCGTCTGCGTCGCCCAGCGATCAAGCCCCGTCGTCTTGCCAAGGCCCGGCTCGCCATCGACCACCATCAGGCAGGCCTCTGACGCGCCCCGGCGCGCCATTTCCTTGAGCGCCGTCTGAAATCGTGCTGAGTTTTCGGTCTCAATGAATGCTGTTTTCATGTCTGTCCCCGGACATGCAGAAGAATGGTCGCCGCCCCCTGTCGGGATCAGGCGGCCCGTTCGTTCGGATCGCGCGCGAGAGCGCGCAGTGCGTCGATGTCCACGCCGCGCATCGCCAGCAGCGAGCGGGAGGTGTGATCCATCAGTTCAGAGCGGATGAATTCGCGGTCGGTCTGGGTGACCGCATCCGGATGGGCGACGACCCATTGCGCGAAGGCGATGTCGTCGGCGAAGATCGGCCGGCCATTCGCGCTCATGCGCGTCTCAACCGGCGCAGGCGCCACGGCGACCAGTGGCAGATCGGCTTCAGGATCAGGGGTCGCCGCCAGCGGCGGCGCCAGCCGTGCAACCCCTGACAGCTGGCCCGGACGGTCACCGGCGCCACCGTCAATGACGCCAAGCGGCCTGAACTCGGCTTCGATTTCCGCCAGCTTGTCCCCGACACGCCGGACGCGGCCCCGGTAGCGGTCCCGCTCTGCCTTCTGCAGGCGGTTTTTCGGCACGTAGTCGACGGTGTTGGCTTCAAATCCGGCGACGCAGATCAGTTGGCCCGGCTCGCGCTCGCCGTCCACGATATCGATCTTGCGGACCCACACCTGCGAGCCATCGGCGATGTCGTAACCGACGATGACATCCTTGCCGTGCCAGTCTTCCAGCGCCTGCGAGAAATAGGTGTTGTTGTTGATCTTGACCGTGCAGCGGCTGCACTTGCGGATTTCGTAGGGGCGGAACATGTCCGCCAGCTCGGCCGCGTCCGGAACGATGGCTTGGAAGCCCTGTCCCACGTGCGCGGCCCATGCCTCGGCCGGCGATGCATGCCGGCGCTTGCCGGTGTGCGGACACGTGATCTTCGGCAAACCACGATGCGGCCGGTTATTGTATTCCTGAATGGCGTCTTCGACGGCCCAGACGAAGTCCGACCACTCGGGCAGCGTGCGGCTGGCGCCGAACAGGGCGATTTCCCGGCGCGTTGTCTTGTAGGCGGCAAGGCGCGCCTCGCGGTCCATGTCGCGCCCGGTATAGGTTTCATTGCGTTTGGCGACGCGAACCCACAACCGCTGGAAGCGCTCCACATTGCCCTTGGCCTGGGCGTTACGGGGCCGCGTCAGGTCATGGGTGACGCCCATGCGGGACAGAATGCCGACCAGTGGCGCATCCATGGCGGCGTTGCGATAGCCAGGACCACGGTCGGAATAGAAGATGGCGGGAACACCGAACCGCTGCACCGCGCGGCGCAGGGCGTCGGCCACAACCCACGTGCTTTCCGAAAGGCCTGCCGACCAGCCGACGCAGGCGCGCGTCGCCGCGTCGATGATCGACGTGATTTCCGGCTTGAACGGGCGGCCGTGGATCGGGTGAGCTACCTCCCAATCCGCTGTGGTGCCGTCCGCGACATATACGGATGTCGGCAACAACATGGAGGCGTCGCGGGAGACGTAGGCTTGCAAGCGCCGGATGGCGATCTTGCCCTCGCGTCCTTTCGCTTGCTCAACAGCGCTGAGCCGGTCCATTGCGCGGCGCACCTGGTCGATGCTCGGACATGGCGCGCCCGGCGGCAGGGTTTTGCGATAGTCGTCGAGCGCTTCGGTGAGCGTTGGCTTTGATGGGCGGGAATAGTGCATCACAAAGCCCTCAAACCATGCAGGAAGATCGGATTTGGAGCGGCTGAGCGCTGGCGCCAGGGCCGGCACGCCGCCGCTTTCGCGGGCTGAAAACCACGACAGGATAGAGCGCAGGCCAACGGTGGCCTTGCCGCCGCTACGGTCGTTGGCGCGGCGCGCCAGATCGGTCAGCTGAGCGTCAGCGCAACCATGCTTGAGAGCGACGACGATCTGCGCCGCCGTCGCCTTGCGGCCCTTGCCGGATACCAGCGCCCGGCGCTCGATCTCCAGCAGCAGCGCGGCCCGCGCTTCCATGGTCTGGCGCTGACGCGCCGTCAGATTGCGGGTGACCTGCGCGCCGATCTGACGCTTTTGCGTCTCCGCCGCTGCATCCACCTCCTGCATTTCGGCGGCGACCAGAGCCGTGGATTGCGCACGGTTCTCCAGCTCGTGCCGGACGGCTTCCGGAAAAGCACGAACGTTGATCAGGTAGCCGCCGCCCTTTCCCGGTCTGGGCAAGACAAGCTCGGGCATCCGCTGGCGCATCGCCCCGATCCAGTCAGAGGCGGCCGCCATGTTCTGCGGCATGTCCGCAATGCCGGCTGCAACGATGTCGCCTGCTGACCACCACGTTTGCATCAGACTTCCCCGGTAGCCTTGAGCATGGCGATGAAGCGCTGCCGGTCATGGTCGCTGGCGCAGAGCCAGGCCTTTGACAGGGCCTTGTAGTTCGCCTCTGGGTCAGTGGGTTTGGCAGGGCGTGCGGGCGCAATCCCCAGCGCGGCCTTCGCGGCGTCCACGGTCTTCGCGCCGTCCAGCAGCTTGTTAGCGATGGCGATCTGATCGGCTGGCTTTTCGACGGCGAGCGCATGCAGCACACGGGTTGCGCCTTCGAAATCAGAACCACGCAGGGCGTCGCGGGTTTCTGGCGTCAGGTGACCGCCGATGGCGACGGCGATCTGAACAGAGCGCTCAGAAAGGCCGCTCGCCTCCGCTGCTTCCCGGGTGAAGCGAACATGTCGCAACGGTTGCGATAATTCGCCTTGGCCAAGTCGCAACGGTTGCGACTTGCTCGCATCGGACAGCCGATCACCACCATGGCGGGTTTCCGGATACATCCGTTCCCAAATTTGCTTGCGCTCATGGAGGAAAACGCTGCGGTCGATGACGCTCAGTTCCCGCCGACGCAGGTTCTCGTCGATCTCAACCATCCGGGCGCCGTCCGCATCCAGATGTCGGATGACGGCTTCAATCTCTGTCCATCCGAGACTGGCGGCGGCTTCGATGCGATGCAGGCCAGCGACCAGCGCATGGTCACGCCCTTGCACGGGCGGGATCGGGCGAACAATGATCGGTGCGAGCTGGCCGCGCGCCTCCATGGAGGTGGCGATTTCTTCGACCGCTTCCGGCGACGCTGGGCGCAGCCGATCGACAATCGCGATCCGGTCGAGGGCGAGCTTGATGGTGACGCTATCCTGACCGCTCATGCCGCCCTCCTCGTCTTACCGCGAGAAAGGGCAATGCGCTGGTACGGCGTCAGGTGTCTTGGGCGATCCGCCTCATCGTACCAGTGCGGCCAAAGCGCATGACATCTTTGACCGATTGAGCGGGCGATGATCGCGTGCGCTCTCGGATGCAGCTTGTACAGCGATGCCTGGAGCGTGGATGCTCCAAAACCGTGCTGAAGAGAAAGCGCGCGAAGTGACGTACCTGTCTTCCGAACAGCGGCAAGAATGTCCTGATGATGCCAGCCAGGCGACAAGTTTGTATCTCGCATGGGGGTTGATTCCATGATACCCATCTTTGTGCGATCAGACTTGTCTGATTTAGACAAAAATGGGTGTTTAAGTCAACCAGGAATGTCCATCCAATGACAGAATCGTCCAGCCGACGCCGGCGTGGGTTTGCCACCTTCGGGGAGCGGCTTTGGCATGCCGTCGAAGGAAAGAACGTCCGGGCTGACTTAAGGGAAGCCCTCGGAGTGTCTGACAAAACGATCGAACGCTATTATCGGGGGGAAACATTCCCCACGGCCGATGACATGGTGAAGATCGCCTCAGTGACAGGAATGAACCCTGACTGGTTCATTCTTGGGATCACGCCTCCGTCACGCCACGAAAATGAGGACAAAGATGTCGTTTTTGTCCCACGTTTGGCCGTACGGCTGTCAGCGGGAATCGGTCGGTGTAACGACCAGGAACAAGAGGTAGAGCGGATTCCGATGGCGCTCAGCCTGATCCGCAAGCTTGGCGTGAAGCCTGATAAAGCTCACATCGTGCAAGCTGACGGCGACAGCATGGAAAATACCATTCGCGATGGTGATGACGTACTAATTGATACGGCCATGACTGAACTAAGCGCGGAAGGCATATATGCTTTAGTCATTGGTGAGTTGGCGATGATAAAGCGCGTCATGCCCTTGTTTAACGGTGGCTTTGAGTTGATATCAGACAATGATCGCTATAGGTCTATTGAAATATCAAAGGCAGATGCAGAGCAGTTACGGGTTATAGGACGCGCCAAGTGGGTTGGGAGGGCACTATGAAATCCATCATCACTGCTTGCGCCATGTGTCTTGCAACCTTGCCGGCTATTGCAGATTCATTTGATCCAGCAGTTTTGCCCAAACTATTGAGCCAGCCGCGCGCCAAATTGGAAGCGGCGCTCGGTCAGCCTGAACGCTGTGAGAATCCCGGTGGCACGGTGACATTTTGCAATTTCCAAAACAAAGAGCGGAATGAGCGATACGCTGCGCGCCTGAATGGTGACCGGACCTTCTATGTTCACTGGCTTCTGTCATCAACGGCAGGGCGCTCTGTCACTTGGGGGCAGATTTTCCCTGACGGTGAATGTCGCGAACCGCCAGCACCACGATATATCGCGGGGCAACTGTATTCATTCACGTGGACTTGTCGGGACCATGTGCAGGTCGAGATTGCCGAGAGGGAAAACGGAAAAACCCAAGCCGTGACGGTCTCCAACCACGACTGATTTCAAGCCCCCGCCAGCCGCCACGATGATGTGCAGGCTGTCGTCACACCCGGCGCGCGCTACCCCCCGTTAGAACCGGCGTTAGAATCGACGCAATCACCTATCCCGCCGCCGGGTGCCGCCCCTGGCGTTTTTCCAGCGCCTGGGGTATGGATTTTGACGTCGCCCGACGCGGCGATTTGCGATGACGCGTCCCCCGTCATCGCCACCTGATCCGCCCATGCGCGGTCCCCTACGGTCGAGGTCTCCACAGAGAGGCCGCAATGACCGGAACCACCAAACGCATTGAAGTCTTCAGGCCGGGCACCTTCACGCCCATGTCCGGCGCGTCCGTCACCATGACGGCCGAGGATCTGCGCGGCATCGCCGCCGCTTACGATCCGGCCGTCTATGAAACGCCGGCCGTCGTCGGGCACCCGAAGACGGAAGACGCCGCTTATGGTTGGGCGAAGGCCTTCTCTTATGACGAAGCCAGCCAGCGGCTGGTTGCGGACGTCGGCGACATCGCGCCAGCCTTTGGCGAGGCGGTGGCGGCGAAGCGCTACAAGAACATTTCCCTGTCCCTGTTTGCGCCCGGCGCGCCGAACAACCCCAAGCCTGGTGCCTGGTATCCAAAGCATATCGGCTTCCTCGGCGCGGTTGCGCCTGCCGTCTCCGGCCTGAAGCCGGTGTCGTTTGCAACCGACGACGGCGCCCTGACCTTTGAGTTTGGCGACCCGGCCAACTGGCTGAATGAGCAGCAACGCCCAGCCAATTCCCCAACAACGGAGCAGACCATGACTGACGCCGAGAAGCGCCAGAAGGAACTTGATGCGCGCGAAGCGGAAGTCCGCAAGCGCGAGGCCCTGCTTCAGCATGACCAGAACGTCGCGTTCGCTGAAGGGCTGATCAAGGAAGGCAAGCTGATCGCCGCCTCGCAGCCCCGCGTCGTGGCGCTGCTGGACACCCTGGAGGCCCAGCCTGCCGCTGCCGCCGGAACCGTGTCGTTCGCCGAGGGCGACGCGCAGATCACCCAGTCTCCGGCCGACGCCGTGCGCGCCATCCTCGCCGATCAGCCCGTCGTGGTGTCGTTCGGCGAGTTCGCCGGCCGCCAGCCCGCCGAAGCCCAGGCAACCGTGTCGTTCGCGTCGCCAGACGGCCGCGCGGTGGACGCCACAGGTCTCGCCCGTCTGGCGAAGATCGAAGCCTGGCAGAAGCAGAACCCCGGCGCGACCTTCGAACAGGCGGTTGCGGCGGTCAGCTGACCGGCGCGCCCTCCCCGTCAGCCTTCAGGCGCCGAACCGAGGACACCTCGCATGTATGCCGAAATCGACCTTCTCAACCTGCCGATCACGGCGACCGCCTCCGTGCCCGCGCAGACCTGCGTCACCTTCGACGGCGATCCGGCCGCCGAGGACGAACCCGTGTTCGGCGTCTCGCAGTTCAGCCAGATCACCGGGCGCGAAGTCACCTGCAAGGTGCTGGGCGTGGCCGTGCTGAAAGCGACCGGCGCCATCACAAAGGGCGCCCGTGTCATCTCGTCTGCGACCGGCGGGGCAAAGACCGGCGGCGCCACGCCCGCAAATCCGATCGGCCGCGCGCTCACCACGGCCGCCGATGGAGAGTTCGTCCGCGTCCTTCTCGGGCGCTGATCGCACCGCCTCACCCGCAGCATCACTCCGGAGCATCCTCATATGTCGGGCATGAATCCCCAGCAGGCGGCCGTTATTGAGCCCATCCTGTCCACCCACGCGCGCGGCTATCGCAACGCCCAGTACATCTACGACCGCCTCGCGCCCGTCGTGGACATTCCGAACCGTTCCATGCGGGTGATCCGCTTCGGCAAGGAAGACTTCCGCAAGATCAACACCCGCCGCGCGCCGGGCGCCGCCACTGCGCGCATCCAGTACGGCTATGCCTCCGACCCTGTCGCCCTTCCTCAGGACAGTCTGGAAGCGACGGTGCCGGTGGAAAATCAGGAAGAGGCACTGAAGGTGCCGGGCTTCGATCTCGCGAAGATTTCCGTGGAGCGCGTGCTTAACGTCTTTGGGCTCAACCTCGAAATTGAGGTGGCGACGAAGGCCCGCGATCTGAACACCTATGGCGCCAACAACAAGCTGACGTTGGCAGGCGCGTCCAAGTGGAGCGATCCCGACAGCACGCCGGGCAAGGATGTCGACGCCGCCCGTGATGCTGTGCGGCGGATGATCGGCCTTCGGCCCAATGTCATGGTGCTTGGCCCGGCAGTGTTCAGCGCCCTGAAAAATCATCCAAAGGTGCAGGAGAAGTTCAAGTACGTCTCCAGCGACAGCATCACCACGAAGATGCTGGCGTCATATTTCGAGGTGGCGGAGGTGGTCTCAGGCGACGCCATCTATCTGCCCGACACTGCCGCCGACAGTGAACCTGCCCAGGACATCTGGGGCGGTGACGCCATCCTGGCCTACGTCAACCGCAGCGGCGACTACCTGTCGCCCTCCTACGGCTACACCTATCGCCTGCGCGGGTGCCCGTTTGTGGAAACGCCCTATCACGAGCGCAATGCGAAAAGCTGGATTTATCCGGTGACGGATGAAGAGCTGCCCTACATCACCGGCGCCGAGGCGGGCTTCCTGTTCAAGGATGCGGCCTGATGGCGGCGAAGCCCCGAAAAACTGCGGGCAACGCGGCGGCCACTCCGGCCGCCGCCAGCTCCGGCGGGGCGGCCGGCGTCGCGGACCTGCGGCGCTACCCGGTGCTGTCGCCCCTCGACCATGACGGCGTGCGGTATGCGCCCGCCAATCCCGACGCCGACGAAATCCTGCTGACGCCTGACGATGCGCTGCGGTTGCAGGAACTTGGCGTTCTCGGGGCCGAGCTGGCGTAACCCGCGCCGCGTGGAGTGATCCGATGTCCCTGCTGACCGTTGACGCATATGTCGCCCGCATCGGCCCAACCGAGGCCGACAATGTCGCCGGCTCTGGCCCGCGCGGTGAACGCGAGCTGGATACGGTGAAGATTGAGGGCGCGCTGTCGTTCGGCGCGTCGCTGGTCAGCGGGCGACTGGCGGCACGGTTCCCGGTGCTGCCCTCGCCGGCTCCGGAAATCCTGCTTGGCATCCATCAGGACATCGCCACCTACCGCCTCCGCTACAAGACGGGCGACCAGTCCGGCGTCCAGGACGAAACCTACAAGCGTTATCAGGCGGCCCTGAAGCTGCTCGACCAGATCGCGGATGGCGACCTGACGATTGACGGCTCGGCCGCCGGTCGCGCGCCGGACCCAGTCGTGGTGCGCGGCGAACCCGTCAGGGCGCCGCAGATTCTGACGGGATGGCTGACATGACCGACGCCCCCGATATCGCCGCAGGCAATCGCAGCGCCGCGACCGCCGCCGGGATGGGCGAGACCGACAGGATTGTCTCGGCCATCGTCAACCTGTTCGAAGCTGGCCTGCCGCGCGACGTGCATGTGGCGATCATGCCTGACCGGGTGAAGGATTTCGACCTGGGCGAACACGAAGCAGCTGCGCTGGTGCACTACCGGGGGTCCGACTACCGGGCGCCGGAAACCTCAGACGGCATCTGGCAGACGCGGCGCGTCACCATAGACGTCCATCTGATGGTCCGGGGCCTGACCGGCCGCCTCGGCGCGCCGTCGCTGGTCGATTCATCCCGCATCACCCTTCAGGGCAAGAGCGTCCATGGCTCCACCCCCTTCGCCGTACTGCGCGACGGTCTCGTCAGCGAGAACGACGGCATCTGGGACTACGTCATTTCCTTCGCGGCCTCCCTGCGCGCGGTCGCTCCGCTTCCCCAGCAGAGGACTTACCTATGAGCAAACCGCGCATGAGCCGCTTCACCTGGCACGGTCAGTTCCAGACGTTGTCCGTCCCCGGCTTTGAGGGCGCGGTCAGGAATGGCGGAAACTACGCCCTGCCGGAAGACCATCCGCTGGTGAAATCGTGGATCGGCCGCGAGTGGCTGAAGCCGGTGACAAAATCCGCTGCGCCTCCCGTCAAGGACACCTCACGCCCCGCGCGCGCGGGAGCCAGAGTGGAGCAACAGGCCGAAACGCGGACCCCCGACGTGGCCGTCCCGGCGCAGGAGCAGGAGTAACAGGCCATGGCGGGCGAGAACTATCATCACGGCCCCGAAATCATCCGCATCGCCGACGAAGGCGGCGTGGTCACCGATCAGAAGATGGCGGTGACGTGGGTGCAGGGCGCGGCTCCAATCCACCTTGTGCATGAGGATGCGGAGGCACGGAAGGCCTATATCAACCAGCCGATCATCATCCGCCGCCGCGAGCAGATCGCGGAGCTGCTGGGGCCGGCGACCGAAGGCTATTCGCTGCCCGAAGCCCTGAACGCCATGTTCAACAAAGACAAGGGTCAGGGCGTCGGCACGATCGTCGTCAACAACGTGTTCGATCCGGACGTTCACAAAGAGGGCACGGACCCCGACCCGACGAAGATCGCCGCCGCCGACATGGTGGGCGCCATCTCCCCAGCCGGCAAGCGTTCCGGCTTTGAGGTCGCCTACACGTGTTACAACCGCTTCGGTTTCTTCCCCCGTCGCATCATCGCGCCCCGCTTCACCGAGTTGACGGGCGTGCGCCAGAAGATGCTGGAGGTGGCGAACAACGTGAAGGGTCACGCTGTTTGCGATCTGACGCCGGGTCTCACCGTACAGGGCGCCGTGGAGGCGCGCGGCGCGACGCAGCCATTCGCCACGTCCAGCGACCGGATGGTTTACTGCTATCCGCAGCTGTCGGCGCTTGATCCGGTGACCGCAGAGCAGGCGCTGCAGCCGTATTCGCAGCACTTCGCTGGCGTCTGGAACCAGGTGGTGTCCGACGAAGGCCCGCAGGCCTCGCCCTCTAACCGGCTGATGACCGACGTGTCGGGCACGGAAACCGACATCGTCTATATGCCGGGCCGCTACGACACGGACACCAACCTGCTCAACGAAAAGGGCATCGTCACCACGATGACCACGTATGCGGAAGGCATCCGGACGTGGGGCGCATCATCGTCGGCCTGGCCGACCGTGCACAACACCGAAGCCTGGCTGCATGCCCAGACGGTGCTGGACGCGATTGATGACGCCGTCCTGTTCTACATGCTGCCCTACACCGACAAGGGCGCGATCCCGACCCGGCTCGGCCTGATCGAAGAGCGAGTGAACAAGTACCTCGCCAGCAAGTCCCGCGCCGACGACGTCAGCGCCTGGCTGTACGGCGGCACCTTCTATTTCGACCGCAAAAAGACCACGGCCGAAAGCATTGTCGGCAATGGTCAGGTGTTCTGGAAGCTGGAGCGCCAGCCGGTCGGCATCATGCACCGCGCCACGATCGAAGCCTCGACCAATCTGGATTTCGTTACCACGGCGCTCGGCCTCACGGCCTGATCGCGCCCGCCTGAAAGGATATCGTCATGGACGCGGTCAAGATCGGCCAGCTCACCAATGCCGAAGTCTACCTGAACGACAACCGGTGCGTCGGCCGCTTCAAATCCATCGACGTGCCCAAGCTGGAATACGAGACGGTCAAGCACGCCTCGCTTGGCATGGTTGCCGAGCTTGAGGTTCCTTCGCGCCAGCTCAAGTCCATGAAGGGCAAGGGTGACAGCCAGTGGCTTGATCCGGACGTCACCGCCCTGTTCTCGGTGCCGAACCGGGCGGTATCGCTGACGCTGGACGGCTACACCGACATTTTCGGGCCGGACGGGCTGATCATCGAGCAAGGCTTCCGCTGCACCTGGCATCTAACCATGCTGGTTGGCAGCAACGACGCCGGTTCCATCAAGTTCGGCAATGATTTCAAGGGCGCGTTTGAATATTCCGCCCTCCGCTTTGTCGAGCGCAATTCCCGCAATCCAATTCCGACGCGCGAAGTCGATGTCATGGCCCAGATCAACCGGGCCAACGGCATCGATGTCTGGCCGACCTACTGACGCCACCGACTGAACTGCGGGTGCGCCCGCGACCGCAGAATACCTGTCATTGAAAGGGTAGACATGACCGACGTGAACGACAACGATAGCGGCGTTCTCGCCCGCCTGCGCCGGCACAAGGAAGCTACGACCGGCGATCACAGCTTCACCCTGCCGAATACCGGGGTGGTGGTCACCTACCCCCAGTTCCGGGGCTATGAGGATTGGTCCCGCGCCCAGCGGATGGCTGGCGACGATCCGACCCTGATCAATCTCTATTACATCATCACCGTCTGCGCCTTCGACGGCGAGAAGTTGCGGGCCGGCGACTATCGCGAGCTGATCCCGTCTGATGACCACCTGGCGCTGTCGGGCCGGATGTTCGGCGGCAAGGTGGCCGACACGGGAAACGATCGGAAGGCGTAACCGCGCCGAAGCGGTGGCCCGGCCCGCATGATCATTCGTTCATGCTGCGCTGCGGCTACCGCCATTCGGAACTATCCGCCATGTCGATCGACGAATTCACATGGCGGGTAGAGCGGGAAGCCGCCTACGAAAAGCTGCTGGCCGAGGCGGCGAAAAGGCAGAGTTGAGGGCCATTTCATGACCAGTTCTGACGCTAAGCAGGAAGCAGATGGCGCGCCTTTCAAGCTTGATCCGGCTGGCGTCACAGCTGCGATGGAGAGCGCCTTCCGCCTCGCCGCCCCTGGCGAAACTGATGAAAGTATCAAGCAGCTTATTGCCTCTGAGCCTGAGGCTTTTCTTGGGCTTGGTACGATGGTTGAAGCAGGTATCCGGGCCTATCTGGTCGCCACGGATCAGGCTGTTCCGTTTCGCGGCCGATCTCCCGAAACCGATATTGCCTGCGCCCTGGTTTCGTATGCAGTCCGCCGCGACATGGGAAAGAAGCAGATCAGGAAAATCCTGCGAAAGCTCGGCGCCGATGGGTACGACGCCGAGTGCGCGATTCACAGGAGCGGAATGCGAAAGGACTAACCGAGGCGTCGGTGCCCCATAGCGCCGGCTTGGGCTTCGAATTTTAGTTCGTCAGCGAACTCTGCCAGCTGCTTCCTTGCTTCTGACAAAGCGTCCCCCATTGTCTTGACCGTATCTACGGTAAATCGAAGTTCAACAGTCTGATTATGACTGCCAATCTGGAAGGTAACTACGAATTCTGGCATCTCGATCTCATCAATTCCATTGTCGACGAGCCGGGTAAATTCAATATTCGTGGCAGTTACTTTCATCCGTTTTCCTCTCTGAGGTCGAGGTTGGGGAGCCGCGATCAGCATAGAGGGAAATGCCGGGCGCGCAGCGGGATTTGTGAGAAGGTCCCGTTGCGCGCCCGGTTCATCACCACGTTTTCACGGGAGCCGCGATCATGATGGGCACGCGTTCACGCTTCACCAATGAAGAGTTCGACGCCTTCACCGGATGGCGGCGGCTGCTCAACTGGCGGCCAGGCCATCTGAAGCGGATCAAGCGGCAGTTCTGGCGGCGCACCCGGCGACAGGCGCGGCGTGAGCTGCGGGCGTCAGTCGAAGATCGTGATCTGACGGGCGACCGCCCGCTCTGCCCCGCCCTAGATGACCCTTTCTGGGCGGATTACTTGCCGTCGCGCAACTGGCGCGAAACCACCGCCCACAAAGACGCGTTCACCGTCGCCAGGGCGATGGGCGGCGCTGTCAGGGAGCGGCGCACATGAGCATCTGGCCCCCGATCATCTATCTCGCGCTCATGACGTTCAACCTCATTTCGTTCGCCGTACTGAATGGCCAGCCACGCTCGCCATACAGTTTCCACGACGCCTTCACTTCAATGCTCATGGTGTGTGGACTGCTCTATTGGGGCGGCTTCTTTGAGCCCCTTCTCCGGCGTTGACAGGAGCCTGCCATGACCGACATGACTTTCACGCTGCTCTTTGAGGCAAACGCCGCGAAGGCAATGGAAGTCATGCGCCAGATGCAGGCGGCGCAGAAGGGCATGGATCAGGGCAAGGTCGCGGCTGACGTGGCCAAGGCCGAAAAGTCCATGCAGAACACGGCCGCCGCGTCCGAGCGGAATACCAAGGCCGCCACCGCCCATACAAAAGAACTGGAAAAAGCGGCCAGGGCACAGGCCGAACAGACGCGCGCGGCCGAGGCGACAAAGGCAGCGACTGACCAGACGGCCGCCAATGTCGCCCGTTCTGAAGCCAGCATGCAGCAACAGGCGCGCGCCGAAAGCGAGCGGGCGGCGCGATCGGAAGCAGAACGCCGGCAGGCGCTGGAAGCGGAGATTGCCCGGCGGCGCGTCGCATACCGCGAGTTCGAACGGGCGGATCAGGCCCGCAAGGCCGCTGCGCGCGAACCCTATATGGACGCGTATCGCCAGCATCAGCGCGAGGCCGAGGCGATCGCCCGCGCCGCGCGCCAGACGGAAGCTGCGACGAAGGCAGCGGCGCAGGCGCAACGGGAGGCTGCGCAGGCCACGGCCCGCACCGGCGAAGTTGTGGCCCAGACCGAAAGCCGTTGGCGCCGGGTTGGGCAGGCCCTGTCCGGCATCAACTGGCGGGCCATCGCCTCGGCCGCCGCCGTCGCCTTTGGCACGGCCATCGCCGACAGCGTCAAAACGCATGTGATCAATGCCCTTGTCAGCGTTGCTGGCAGGATCAAGGGCATCATTGGCCAGGCCGCGACGGGATTCACCGACACCATTTATGGCGCGTGGGGGCAGCAGGAACAGCGGCATCAGGCGGTGCTGAGCACGACCAATGCCCTTGGCGCAGAGAAAGCACGAGCATCTGTTGCGGCGGCCGAACAGGCCAGCATCAGCGCTGGCAACGTGTTTAGCTCCAGCGATCTGATTTCAGCGCAGGGAGAGTTGAGCAAAGCTGGCATTGCTGGCGACGGGGCTCTCTATCGCCGGCTCGGCGATACCGCGATTGGGGCCAGCACACCCCAATATCAGGTTCAGCTGGCAGAGGTAGCCCAAGCCTATGCGGCAACGGTTCGCGACAATGACATCGGCCAGCTCGCTCGGATTCTCGGCGCCAAAGTCAACGACAACTCCCTTAGCTTCATGCGCGGTGGCCAACAGGTTAGTCTGCCGATCGGCGACCAGGCCGCCACGACGGCGGCCGCCAACGAACTGCTCAATGTCCACGCCGGGCGACAGCAGGAAAAGGCTGCAACGGTCAGCGGCGTCACCGCCTCGGCCATCAACACCGGACAGTATCTGGTCGGTCAGGCGCTCGACGTGGTCGCCAATGACTACATCCGCCCACGGCTGGAAGCCCTGCAGCGGCAGATGGCTGGCGCTGGCCTGGAGGGCGCGCAGGCGATGGCCCGCGCCATCGGCGAAGACATCGTGCGCCGGCTGGGCGAAGCCGAACAGCACCTGAAGGGCATTTTCGAAACGCTGAAGAGCATTGCCGGCCCTGCCAATACCGTGGCGCAGGCGCTCGGCGGCTGGCATGTGGTCATCGCCGGCCTTGTCGGCCTCAACGTCATCGGCTGGATGGCCGGCGTTGCCTCGGGTCTCGCCGCAATCTCGGCCGCTTCCCTGCCCGTCACCCTCACGGTGCTGGCCGTGGCCGCCGCCATCGCCGCCGTGGCGGCGGGCGCTTATTACATCTATCAGAACTGGGGCAGCATCGGCCCGTGGCTGTCCAATCTCTGGACGTCGATCGCCGACACGGCGCGCTCCGCATGGAACGGATTGATCGACTGGTTCGCTGGCCTCGGCGGGCGGATTGGCAGCGCCCTGGTTTCCGGATGGTCAGGCACGCTGTCTTTCTTCGCCGACATGGGTTCGCGCATCGGCGGCGCCCTGTCGTCGATCAGCCAGACGGTTGTCAGCTGGGCGTCCAGCATCGGCGCGGCGATTACGCAGGTGGGCGAAACCATCCGGGGCGTTTTCGTCAGCGTGTTCGATTCGATTGGCGGTTTCGTCACCAACCGGATCAACGACATCGTCAACGGCGTCGGCCGCGTCCGGAGCGCCATCGTCGAGGCCTGGCAGTTCGTCACCGGCGACGCCAGCACGCGCCAGAACATCGCCACCCAGAATCAGCAGGCGTCGGTAATCGCGGCCGGCGAACAGGCGCGCGCGGCCCAGGCTGCGATTGACGCCCTCGGGCCGGCTGCTCAGGCCGCCGTCGCCCAGGTCAGCGCCATCCTGACCGCCGCCAATTTCCACGCCCAGGGCGTGGCGATGATGACCACGCTGGCCGGCGGCATCCGCGCTGGTGCTGGCGCAGCCGTCGCGGCCGTCGCCGCCGTCACCCAGCAGATTCGCGACCACCTGCCCCATAGCCCGGCCAAGGTCGGCGCGCTGTCCGATCTCGACCGCGTCAGGTTCTCGGAGACGCTGGCTTCAGCCATCCGGCCAGAGCCGGCCGTGGCCGCCGTGCGCGCTGTCGCAGTCGGCATGCGCGCCGCCATCCCGGCGGCTGGCATGGCGATGGGCATTGGCGCAGCCGCCGCCGCGCCGGCGATCGGCGACAGCGCCGCCCCCCTGTCACGGCCAGGCAGCGGCAGCGTCAGCGTCGTCTACAGTCCAACCGTGACCCTGCCCCCCGGAGCCAGCCGGGAAGATTTCGCCTCACTGCTGGAACAGCACAAAAACGAAATCTCCCGGCTGGTGCAGGAGGTGGCCGACAGGCGATCCGAACTGAGGTTTGACTGATATGGGCTTCGGCTGGCTTGGCCCCGTCAGGATGGGCATCTTCACCGGGCCAACGGCCGCCGGTGAAACCGCGAAGGCCACATTGGCCCGCCATAACGTGGCGACCGGCAAGCCCGTCGTTCAGGACGTCGGCGACGATCTGGACGCGAAGAAGCTCAGTTTCTTCTTTGACGAATCATTCTGCGATCCCGTGACAGAGCTGGGCCAGTTGCAGGGCGCCATGAACGCCCGCCAGCCGCTGCCCTACGTCTCCGGCGGCGGCTCTTACACCGGCGCGCGCTATCTGATCGAAAGCCTCGACATCAAGACGCTGCGCACCACGCCGACCGGCCGCGTCGTCAGGCTGGAAGCGTCGCTGACGCTGCTGGAATGCCCGGTTCAGGATCTGGTTGGCCTTGCCACCACGATCGCCCGCGCCGCCGCGGCCGGCATCAGCTCCGGATCGTCGCTCAACGTCGGGGCGCGCAAATGAGCCACCTGCTTCATACGGTTGGCGTGCTGGAGCGCTGGGACCATATCGCCTGGCGCTACTATGGCGACGCCAGCAATTACGCCCCGATCATCGCCGCCAACCGCGACCTGTTCGCCGATTCGTTTTCGCCGCTCCCGGAAATCCTGCCCGTGGGAACGCAGCTGCGCATCCCGGTGCTGCCGCCGTCCGCCCGCCGCGTCGCGCCAGAAGACCTGCCGCCATGGTTCCGATGATCGGCGCCCGCACGGCTCCGCTCGACCTCGGCCAGCCCACGGCGCTGCTAAACTATAACGGCGTGCCGCTGTGGGACAGCGTTTCCAGCCACGTCCTGTCGCTGACCTTCACCGACAACATCGAGGGCGAGGCGGACGAAATCCAGCTCGACCTGCAGAACGCCTCGGGCAAGTGGTTCGACGCTTGGTCTCCCCAGCACAATGACGAGGTGGACGGCCAGTTCGGCTATCGCGGCGGCCTGCTGGTTCCGGTCGGGACGTTCTTTGTCGACAAGCCCTGCGCCAAGGGCGGCCGGGGTGGCGACACCTTCAGCACCCAGGGCCAGTCCGTCCCCGTGGACAAGGCGCTCCGGACCAAAAAGACCAAGGCTTTCGAGAACCAGAAGCTCGGCGACATTGCCCGCAAGGTGGCTGGTGAGCACGGCATGCAGATCGTCGGCACGCCGCCCGACATCGGCTTCGGCCGCATCACCCAGCGCCGCGAAACCGATCTGGAGTTCCTGAAGCGCCTGGCCGAGGACTATGGCGCGTTCTTCGCCGTCAAGGGCAAGCGCGTCGTGTTCATGCCGCGCAAGGATGTGTTCGGCCGGGAACCGGTGCGGACGATCACGCGCGGCGACCGGGAAATCATCTCCTACCAGCTGGCCTACAACGCACCGAAAACCGCCAGCAAGGCCCAGGCGACGTATTGGGAAGGCAACCAGAAAAAGAAGATCGACGTGGAGGTTGAGGACCGGGACGTCAAAACCGGCGACCGCGTGCGCATCGACGATCGTGTTGAGAACGAAGAGCAGGCCAGGACCATGGCGAAGTCCCGCCTGCAGAAGGCCAACCTGCGCCAGTGGACCGCGACCTTCACGCTGGTCGGCGATCCCATTCTGCTCGCCGGACAGTCCGTACAGCTCGCGGGCTACGGTCATTGGGATCGCAAATATTCCGTGCTCCGCGCCCGCCATCAGATGACCCGCAGCGGCATGACCACGGCCGTCGAGCTGGTCGGCGTCAGGGAGGAAGGCAAATGAGCGAGAACAGCCCGTTCAAACGCGGGATCGTGCGCGAGCTGAAGCCAGAGAAGGCGCAGGCCCGCGTCGAGTTCGAAGACGAGGACGGCGTGTCGTCGTACTGGCTCAGCGTCAATTCCGCCCTGGCCTCGGGCACCGGCAGTCGCGTCTACGCCATGCCGGAAATCGGCAGTCAGGTGCACTGCCTGATCGACTGGCGCGGTGAAGACGGCTGCATCCTCGGCGCGTCGTACAGCGACAAGGACCCGCCCCCCGCGACCGATCCGAATCACATCGCCATGATGCTCGGCGGCGGCCTGGAGCTGACTTACGACAAGGCAGCTGGCGGGTTCGTGCTGAAGGTCCCCGCCAACATGAAAATCGAAAGCGGGGCCATCAACCTGAAAGGCCCGGTGACGATCGAAGGGCCGGTGACGATCACTGGCGACATCCTCACCCACAACGGCAAGAACGTCGGCTCCGATCACAGCCATGTCTCCGCCCCGGATGGCCCGCCGGGGCCGCCGGTCTGAGGCTTCGCCTGTCATGTTCACCTGCCCTCAATCTCGCGCGCGCCCGTAAGGTTGCCCATGTCTTCCGCCCTGCCCGTTGACCGCTCCAGCATTCCATACGTCCATTGGCAGATGGCGCTGGACACGTATGACGGCGCCAGCGCGATAGGCCAGATCGCTGCCGGCCTGGATGATCTGCACCAGACGATCTGGACGATCGTGCTCACGGAAAAGGGCACTGTGCCTTTGCAGCCGGAGAAGTGCACCCGGCTGTTGCCGTGGATCGACCGCGCCCCGGCCGAGGCCATCCCGAACTTCACCCGCGAAATCTTCGACGCGATCACGGCATGGGAGCCGCGCGTCCTTGTAGAGCGCATTGCGCCCCGCGCCGTCAGCTCCAGCCAGTGGCTGTTCCCCGTTTTCTGGCGGCCACGCGCCGACGTAACCGCCTCCCTTCAGGTGACGGAGGTGCCCTATGGCGCGGCGCGATGAACCCGGTCCCTATTCGCTGGAGACGCTGGCGGCGATCGAAACGCCGGCCCTGTTCACGCGCGATCCGGACGTGCTGAAGGCGCGCTACGTCGCGTGGTTCGAAGGCGAGACTGGCCGCACCCTCTATCCCATGCAGGTGGAGATGCTGCTGATCGAGACGCTGGCCTACGCCATGTCGCTGGTCGCGGAAGAGGCCCAGATTACGGCTGACCAGCACCTGGTGTCAAAGGCCTCGCGCGTCGGCCTGCTGGCGCTCGGCGCCAACCGCTCAACACCAGAGTTGCCACCGGCCGCCGCCGTGGCCGCCATGCGTTTTTCCGTGCCAGAACCGCGCGCCGCCAACACCCTGATTTCCGAGGGCACGCGCGTTAGCGCCGGCTCCGGCGGCGTCATCTTTCTGACGCTCCAGCCGGCCGTCATCGCGGCGGGCCAGCTGTCGGCCGACGTGACTGCCCAGGCTGAAACTACGGGTGTATCAGGTAACGGGTTCCTGCCTGGTCAGATCAACACCATGCTTGATCCCGTGGCCGGTGTGTCTGCCGCCAATACCGCCACCAGCGAAGGTGGCGCGGATAACGAGGACGTGGAGCTGTATCGCCTGCGCGTCGCCAACGCCTTCGATCGCGTCTCCACCGGCGGCAGCCATGGCTGGTATCGCGAAACGGCTATCGCTGTATCGTCCGCCATCATCGACGTCGCCATTGTGCGGCCGCAGCCCTGCTATGTGGACATTTACCCGCTGACGGCCGATGGCGCGGCAGGTCCCGCCCTGCGCGATCAGGTGCGTGCGGCATTCAACACTGCCGACGCTCTGGACATTCGATTCGGTGATGAAGTCACGGTGAAGGCCGCCACTGCCGTCGCGGTGGCGCCGGTGCTGACCGTCCGCCTGCGTGGAGCCACGGCTGGCGCTGGCCTGGTCGCAGCCGCTGCTGCCAATGGCGTGCTGACCGGCTGGCGCGAGCGACTTGGCGCGCCGGTGGCGCCCAGCGAAATCGAAGACGCGGCGAAGGCAGCGCTGAAGGCTGCCCGCTACGACGTGGTGGATGCCGAAATCAGCGCCATGCCTTTCCGGCTGCTGGCCCAGTCAGAATATCTGTCGCCGGCCCTGATCGACGCGGAAGACGTGATCGTGGAGCGGACAGATGGCTGACCGCTTCGATCCTCGCAGCATCCCGCCTTCCATTCTCGATTCGCGTTCGCGCGCGTTCGGGGCCGTGCTGCGCCGCGCCCTCGCCGAACCTGAATTCAAGGCGCTGCTTTTCGAATGGATCGATTCCGTTGACACGCGGATGCTGCCCTTTCTGATCCGAGAGTTCGGCATCCAGCATTTCGTGGAGCCCGGGCTGTCCGAGGCCGTTATCCGTCGCCTGCTGAAGGGTTCCTTCGAACTGCACAGCAAGATGGGGTTCATCCACGGCGTCCGGACGGGCCTCACCATGCTGGGCGTCACGGTCACCAGCTGGCGGCAGTGGTTTCAGGATACGCCGCAGGCCGCGCCCGGAACCCACGTCGCCACGGTGTCCGTCGCCTCCGAAGTCTTCATCGGCGAAGGACAGGCGATCACCAGCCGCCTGCAGCGCAGCATCGGCCGCATGGTCGCGCGCATGCAGCGCAAGAGCCAGTTCGTGGCCATCCGCTTCACCACCAGCGATCCGGCCTCGGATAACTCCAGCCGCGTGCCTGTCCGCGTTGGCGCGGCTGTCATCACGCGCGTCCGCATCAGCCCAACCACTTCACCTGTCACCAGCCTGATCGCCCAGCCGCCGCTGTATGTCGGCGCGGCTGTGTGGTCCCGGCTGCGAATCAAACCGGGGATCGCATGAGCGACTATACTGGCGTCGTCACCAACGTCGGGCAGGCCAAGATCGCGGCGGCGATCGGCGGCACCGCCCTTAACCTGACCACGATTCGCGTTGGCGACGGCAACGGCGCCCCGATCACGCCCAGCCCGGCCATGACCGATCTGGTGCGCCGGGTCGGCGCGGCCTATCCGATCATTTCGGCCGGCCGCGATCCGGTGAACGCCAATCACTGGCGCGTGTCCGCCCTTATCCCCGTCGATGACGGGCCGTTTGATATCCGTGAGATCGCGGTGTTCGACGCGGCAGGAGACATGATCGCCATCGCCCGCCATGTGCTGGTCGAGAAGCGCAGCCCGGCGCAGGGCGCGGCCGTCGAGCTGGTGACGGACATTGTCTTCCCGGTGTCGGAGACGGCGCAGGTCACGGTTCAAATCCAGCCAGCCGCCGCCATCAGCATCTTCCAGATGTTGCGTGCCGGCTTCTGCGTGGTCGAAAGCGCCACCGTCACCGCCCCGCCAGGCGCGCCCGCCCTCGGCCGCACCCATGTCATTCCAGCGGGCGCAACAGGCGCATGGGCTGGCTTGGCCGGGTATCTGGCCCAGTGGAATGGGACTGCCTGGGTAGCTGTGGACGTGCCTGTCGGCCATCAGGTCGTTGACCAGAGCAAGACGACCGCGGCGCGTTATCTATCGCGTACTGCAACCGGATGGGCTGCTGACATCCCATCCGTAGTCCAGTCGGGCAAGTGGAACTACGCAGTCGCAGCCGGCACGGCCAACGCCCTGACGGTGACGCTTGATCCGCCGCTCTCGGCCTACACGCCGGGCCTCGTCCTGCGCGTGCGAGCCGCGTCGACAAATACCGCTGCATACACGCTCGATGCGGGGGCGGGCGCGAAAGCTGTGGTGCGCTATGACGGCACGCCAACGCAGCCCGGCGACCGGCCGCCCGGGGTCATATCCGAGTATATCTATGACCCCGTGGCGGATGCCTGGCGGCTCATGGTGCTGCCGACCCGCCTTGGCGGCCAGTCTATATACGGCACCGCAGGCTCCTACAGTTTTGTCGTGCCGGATGGCGTCACTCAGGTCGAGGTCGAGGTCTGGGGAGCGGGCGGCGGCTCTGGCGCGTGTCTCGGGTTGACCAACATCTGCGGGTCTACCGGTGGCGGCGGCGGCTATGCGCGCAAGACGATCAAAGGGCTCACGCCCGGATCGTCGGTGGCTGTAACGATCGGCACGGGCGGCACGGGCGGCGTTGCATCGCCGTTTGCGCAGCCTGGAGCCGGCGGGAGTTCAAGTTTTGGGGCTTACGTCTCTGCTACGGGCGGCGGGTCGGGCCAAAGCGCGTCCGGAGTGTTGCCGACATTCGCGGGCTCGGGCGGCACTGGCAGCGGCGGAGATGTCCACGTCTCTGGCGCTCCCGGCGGGCTCTACTGGATCGGCAACGGGGGGAGCGTCGTCTACGCGCCACCAGGAAACGCATACGGTAACCCCTTCCGTCAACCGGGCTCGGGCGATGGGATCGGATTGGCGGCCAGTAATGCAGGCGACGCCGGCACAGCCGGCATCACGTCGACCGGCGCGTCCCGAAATGGTGGCGCCGGGGCGCCCGGCAAAGTGATCGTGAGGTACTGATATGGCTCGTTACGCGCGCGTCGACGGCGGGATCGTCGTAGAGGTCATCGACCTGGCCGACGGGCTGGTCCCGGGTGTGGATCTCTACACGCCAGCATTCGCGGCCGGTCTCGTCGAATGCTCTGCGGCAGTCCGTCAGGGATGGGTCTATGAGGGTGGCGAGCTTTCGGAGCCCCCTCCGCCGCCGCCACCGTCGCAGGCCGATCTGGCCGCCTACGCCGCCGACAAGCGCTGGCAGGCGGAGACGGGCGGCATCACCGTGGCCGGTGTACCAGTGGCGACGGATGACCGCTCCAAGACCATGATCATGGGCGCCCGCATCAAGGCCGATGCGGACAGCAGCTATACCGTGGGCTGGAAAGGCGCGGACGGCAGCTTTGTCAGCCTGACCGCCCCGCAGATCATCGCCATCAGTGACGCGGTGCTGGCCCATGTCGATGCCTGCTTTGCGGCAGAGGCCGCCGTGGCCGCAGCTATCACGGACGGCACGGTCACCACGACGCAGCAGGTCGATGACTGGCCATGGCCGGCCCTGCCAACCTGA